GTTAAACTATACAGGTTCTAATACTGAATTAAATTTTGATATTCAATCAGGTGATGAAATAGAAAGAAAAATATTATGCGTGTGTTATAATTTAAGAGAATTAACTTACATGGAAACAAAATATTTGTTTAAACATGAAGTTTTAGAAAAAAAACACTATTATAATGGAAACATATTAAGTAAATTTTTTAAAATAAAAAAGTGATAGACAATATAAAAATAATAAAACCTTTATTAAAATTTGAATCAAAAGATGATTTTTACTATCTTCAAATTTTACAAAGAAAAAAAGAAAATCCAGAAATAGGTAGTAACAGTAGAGTAATTAAAAATTATTATATTAGTTCTATAGATTATCTCGAAGAAAGATATGACGAAATTAAAGAATTGTCTAATGTTTTTAATGCTAGAACTATGTTAAGATTAAATAAAAGAAGTTATGAAAAAGTTGCATTTAAATCATTGCAAAATATAGCTAATTCTATGTCTAACAAAGAATATAGCTTTATTAAAAAATCTTATGACAGAGCTTGTGGAGAATCTCATAATGATAAAAATAAAAAATGGATATTAGATTTTGATTTTCATTTAGAAAATAAAGATATTCAAAGTTATATTGATTATATTTCAAATATAGAACCTATTGGAAATAAATATATAGCTAATATTCCTAGTAAAAACGGATTTCATTTAATAACAACTCCTTTTAATACTGAAATTTTTAAAAGAAATTTTCCTCAAATAGAAATTCATAAAGATAATCCTGTAAATTTATATATACCTTAAATGAAATTAGAAAAAGTTTTTAGAAAAGATTTTAGTATAAAAGTTTCAGGTAGATCTACTGATTTTATTAGCCCTAGTTTTATTTATGAATGTGCTTACAACTGTTCATATTGTTATGTTAAAAGACATAATCAAAAAAGTATTACTGTTGCTAAAAACAATGGAGATATCTTATCAGCTATAAATAATCATGCTTTATTTACTACTATAAATAAACCTAATCAAACTCACGAAAAATTTATATCCTATGATTTAGGATGTAATTCTGATCTAGCTTTACATGCAAAAAATTTAAATTGGCAATATATTTTTGATTTTTTTAAAAATCACGATATTGCTTTTGGTTCTTTTGCTACTAAATATGTAAATAAAGAATTATTAACTTATAATCCTAATAAAAAAATTAGAATTAGATTTTCTTTGATGCCTCAAAATTATTCAAATTTATTAGAACCTAATACTAGTAAAATAATTGATAGAATTAAAGCAATTAATGATTTTATAGATGCTGGATATGATGTACATATAAATTTTTCACCTGTAATAGTTACAGAAAATTGGTTAGAAGAATATAAAATATTGTTTGAAGCAGTTAATGATATAGTTAAAGAAGAAAATAAACAAAGTGTAAAAGCAGAAGTTATATTTTTAACTCATAACAATAATAAACATTTAGATAATTTAAAAAATAATCTAACAGGAGAAGAATTATTATGGAATCCAGAAATTCAAGAAAATAAAATTTCTCAATACGGTGGATTAAATATAAGATATAAACATTATTTAAAATCTCAATATATTGAACAATTTAAAGAAGTACACAATAAAGTTATTTCTTGGAATAAAATTAGATATATATTTTGAAAATTAAAATAAATATATTATATTTGTATCATGTTTATATTTAAAATCAAACAAGAAGAAAAAGATGTTACTGTAGGATTTAAATTACAAGATGTTTATCATTTTACTTATGATAGTGAAGTATTACATATTGTATTTAAAGAACAAAGAACTACATTGCAACAAGTTAACGTACCTATAGCTAAAGGTAAAAAAGTAGAAATGGAAATGCAAAGTAGGAATGTAACAGATTTTTTTACAATAGCAGTAGAAGATGAAGAAATTACACAAAGGTTTCTAAGGCTAATGTCAAGTTTAGCCGAACAAGAAGAACAAAAAATTTTAAAAGGGGTTAACTAACCCCTTTTTTTAACGATATGAATATAGTATTAAAAGAAGAAATAGAACATGATGATAATATAAAATCTGTATTAACAAATTTTGATACAAAAGAATCAAAAATTGTAATAGTAGATGCTGACTATCTTCCTTTTAAAGCAGGACATCCTGGCAAAGATGAATTTGGAGATAAAAATCCTGATTTATCTGAAGAAGAAGCTGTAGAAAGATTAAATGAAATAATAATGAAATTATATCTTAGTATTGAAAAATACTTTATAATAGATTCATTTTATTTAATTACAAAAGGAAGAAATAATTTCAGAAAACAAATAGATCCTGACTATAAAAAAAATAGAAAAGGAGATATTCCTGAAATTGTATTATTTTTAGATAATTATTTAAGAGATAATTTAAATGCTATTCCTGCACCATCAGGAGAAGCAGATGATTTAGTTTACACTTTATCTAAAAAACTAAACCACGAAGGAATTGTAGTAAGTCCAGACAAAGATTTATTACAAATCCCTAGTATTATATATAACCCAAATAAAGATAAATGGGTTAAAATTGATCAAACAACAGCAGATTATAATCTTGCTTTACAATGTGTCATGGGTGATGCTGTAGATGGAGTTAATCCTTTTCCTAAAGTAGGAATAAAAACAGCTGAAAATATAGTAAAATTAGGTATGACAAGATACCAATTAATGAAAGCTATGTTATTAAGTCCAATACTTTTAAAGTATGACAATTATAAAGAAAGAATTAAAAACGCTTATAAATTAGTAAAATTATATGAAGTATGAAGAAAATAACTTAATAGAAAATAAATTTAATCCAATAAATGGATATTTATTTGGTACAACAGATGAAGAATTTGAATATGTGTTACAACAACCAAATAAAAAAATATTAACTTTGTTACAAGACGGAAGTATTGTAGAAGGTTACGAAACGTATTTAAGATGTGGGTATTATATTAAAAAATAAATGGAACAAAACGAAAAAATTATAAATTTTAAAAAAGAAATATTAAAGCAGTATGGTAAAAATAGTATATTATCTGCAAATGAAGAAAACTCAGTAGGTGATATTATACCTGTAAGTAGTTTAACTCTTAAAAATGCTTTAGGGATAGGTGGTTTTAGTAAAAACAAAATATACGAAATACTAGGATGGGAATCTAGTGGTAAAAGTACGTTGTGTTACGATGCTATTGCAAATGCTCAAAAAACTTACGGAGATCATTGTTTATTAATAGACAAAGAAAATTCTTTTGATAAATTTTATGCTCAAAAGTTAGGAGTAGATTGTGATAAATTAGAATTAGTATATCCAGAATCTTTAGAAGACTGTTATAATGTAATAGAAAAAGCACTAGATAGTAAATTATTTGGTTTGGTTATTGTAGACAGTTTGACTTCGTTTCAACCTAAATCTACTATAGAAAATCCAGAAGGAGCTATGGGTAAAGAATCTAGAATTAATTCTAATAGAATGAGAATGGTTAATGATAAAATTAGAGAATCTAATTGTTGTGTAGTTTTTATTAATCAAATAAGAGAAAAAATAGGCATTATGTTTGGTAATCCAGAAACTACTAGTGGTGGTAATGCTTTAAAGTTTTATGCTCACGTTAGAATTATGATTAGAAGAAAAGAAATAAATCCTCTCACTCAATCTAATTTAATGCATTTTAAAATTATTAAAAACAAATTAGCTGTTCCAATGAAAGAAGCAGAAACTACTATTATTTGGGGACAAGGTTTTGATAAAGAATCAGAAATATTTTATTTAGCAAAAGAATATGAAATTGTTAAAAAACATGGTAAAAAAGTTACTTATGGAGAAATAGTATTTGAATTAAGTGATAAAGATGCTATTGGAGAATATTATGCTTATTTAAATGATAATTTAGAAATGAAAGAAGAAATAGTAACCAAAGTTTTAAATATTTTAACTAAAGTTGATAAAAAAGAAGAAAATATGCAGCTCTTGTAAACAAGAAAAATATATTTGGTCTAAAGGTAAATGTAAAGAATGTACAACATACAAAAAACATACTAACAAAAAGTTTGACACTAAAGAATTACATAATTTTATGTATGAATGGTGGAAAACTTTTGGTAATTATAAACATTGTATGGCTTGTAATTCTTTACTACCTATAGATTTTAGTACAGCTAATGTAGATCATTTATTACCAAAAAATAAATATCCAGAATTAGCTTTTAATACAGATAATTTTTTTCTTGTTTGTTTTGAATGTCATAATTTAAAAGAAATGGGATATCCTAAAGAAAAACATAAATATGCAATTGACAAAATTAAAAACAACTGTAATCAGTGACACTCATGGTTATCATGACAAAATTATAATAAATCCTACTGATGTTTTAATTCATGCTGGAGATAGTACTAATTATAAAGATAGTTATCGTAACGAACAAGAGTTTAGACCATTTGTAAAATGGTTTGCTACTAGAGAAGCTAAATACAAAGTATTAATTGCTGGTAATCACGATAGTTCTTTACTAACTAAATATTGGAAAGATGCTGTTAAAGAAGCAGGTATTATTTATTTAGAACATGAATATTACGAAATAGAAGGTAGGAAAATATTTGGTAGTCCTTATACACCTACTTATGGTAATTGGAACTTTATGGTAAGTCGTGAAAAATTAGGTAGATATTGGGATGCATTACAAGGAAAAATAGATGTTTTAGTTACCCACAGTCCACCTAAAGGAGTATTAGACATAGCTGAAAAGTTTGATAGAAATATAGAATTTTGTGGTGATGGAGCTCTTATGAAAGCTGTAAATAGAGTAAAGCCTACATTTCATATATTTGGACATATTC